AAGTGGTGCAACAGAGCATGTATTAACAGATTCAGTAAGAGGAGTAACAAAAGAACTAAGTTCAAATGATAATGGTTTAGAAGAAACTGTAGCACAAGGTTTGACAGCGTTTGGTTCAGATGGATTTACAGTTGGTACAGATGGCTCTTATAATACAAGTTCAGCAACTTACGTTTCATGGAACTGGAAAATAGAATCTGGAATATTTGATATTCAAACTTGGACAGGAAATGGAAGCAATCGTACAATTGCGCATAATCTTGGAGTAGCACCAGAATTTTACCTGGTAAAAGAAATTGTAGGAAGTGCTAATGATTGGACAGTTTACTATGGTGATCCAACAGATTTTTTAATTTTAAATGAAAGTAATGCTACATCAGACGCAGCTACTAGATGGAATGATACAGCACCAACTGCAAGTGTATTTAGTTTAGGAACTGCAACTGGTGGAAATAGAAATGGCTCAACCTACATTGGATATTTTTTTGCTAGCAAGCAGGGAGTAAGTAAGATAGGCTCATATGTTGGAAATGGAAATGCTGATGGTACATTTATTTACACAGGATTTAAACCAGCTTTTATCCTAGCCAAATGTTCTAGTGCTTCAGGCGATTGGGTTATTACTGATGTTAAAAGAAATACCTACAATCCTCTTAGTAAGAGATTATTTCCTAACCAAAGCATAGCAGAAAGCACAACTAATAATTGGTATGATGCTCTTTCAAATGGATTCAAAGCTAGACTTAGTGATGGAACTCACAATGGTTCAGGTAAAACATACATCTACATGGCATTCGCAGAATCCCCATTTACTACCTCAACAGGAATCCCAGCAACAGCAAAATAATGGCAAAAAATACTAAACCCTCTGCTGCGGATTTAAAAATATCCTACCACGAAAAAGTCTGCGCTGAACGGATGAGATATTTATGTAAATCTATGGATGAAATGAAAAAAGATATTAAAGAACTAAAGACATTTATGAATTTTGGTAAAGGAGCTTCTGCAATAATTATTTTTATAGGAGGCATCCTTGGCTCAATCATTTACTTCTTCAACAAATAGAAAACGTATAACCGCAGCAAAAGGGTTATCCAATGAACTATTGGCAGCGGCTCATTTTGCTAAAGATCCAAACATTGTTGTATTTACTCCCATTGGTGGCGGGCCAATAGATATTCTTACCTTAAATATAACTACAGGCGAATACAAAGCTTGGGATATTAAAACTAGAAACTATCGTAAAGATGGATCCAAAATTAACAGAGGCAGAACCAAAGAGCAGGCAAGATTAAAAGTTGAAATATTAAACTTTGAAGCAGACGATTATTGATATGAACATTAAAACATTTATTAAAGAACACGAAGGGTTTGAAGATTATCTTTATTATTGTAGCGAAGGCTATGCCACTATTGGCTACGGTCATAAGGTTACAGCAAAAGATACATTTGTAGAGGGAGTGATTTACCCAAAAGAAATACTAGAAGATCTATTTGATGAAGATATTAAAATAGCCATGATTGGTGCTAAAACTTTATTAGATTCTGAATTAAACGAACCTTACCCCCAGGAGCTATTAGATATTTGTACGGCATTAGTATTTCAAATTGGATCTAATGGTTTAAGTAAATTTAAAAAATTCTTTTTGGCTCTTAACATTCCTGATTATGGATTGGCTGCAAGTGAGCTTTATCCTAACAGTAAGTTTGCCAAACAAACTCCCAGACGTGCCGAAGAAACGGCAGAGTTAATTAAACAGTTAGGAGCGTAGTATGTGGTTTAGCGCAATTAAATTAGCAGTCAACGCTGGTAGTCATATCTATAAAAACAGACAGCAAACAAAAATGTTGATGTCTGATGCTGCAATGAAACACGCAGAAAAAATGAGTACAGGAGAATTAGAATACAGCGGTAAATTATTAGAAGCTAGACAATCAGATTGGAAAGATGAATTTATTTTAATTTTATTAAGTTTACCAATCGGTATGTTGGCATTTTCTGTTTGGTCTGACAATCCAAAACACATGGAAAAAATGAATTTGTTTTTTGAACATTTTGGCAATCTACCTTTTTGGTATCAAAGTATATTCGTAGGAGTAATTGCGAGTGTCTATGGTTTAAAAGCTACCGATTTAATTAAAAGAAAATAATGACAACTTCTGATTTCGATCCTAGTTTAATGGAAAAATACAAAGAACCTAAAGATCTATTACATTTTCAATGGGGGTTATCTTCAACAGTTTATCGTTATGCTTTGGTTGATACAATTCCTTTAAATAAAATTAACAAAAGAACTAAAAAAAAAGAAGAAGAAATAGATTTATCTCACAAAGAAATTTCAGAACAATATTTAAAATGCAAAAATTGCACAATCAATCAGCCAAACATATTTAATAAAATTACAACATTTTTTAACAAATAAAAAATTATATGTCTAATCGATTGTCTCATTTTATTGTGAAAGAAAACGAAAAAAAATTAAAAACATTTAAAGATCAAACTCTTTTAAAAAGTAGAAAAGAAGTAAACATTAATTCTAACGGTTCTGGGTACACCATTAAACATGGAGCGGATCGAGGAAAAATGCTTAAGCAAATTATAATTAAAGGAAGAAACATATGAAAAATATTTATTTTAAATTTTTAAGACTTTGTTTAACTATTGTTAGCAAAACAGAAAATAAACTTTGGCGTTATTTATTTACTAAAAGCAGTAAAAATAAAAAGAATGGCTAAGAAAACCAATCTTGTACACATTGCTGGCAAGAGAAGAAAAAGACCAGGCAGACACGCAAAGCATCAGAAAAAAAGAAGAACTAATCAGGGGAAACCACAATGAGATTATTACTATTATTATGTTGGTTGTTTAGCTATTCTAATGCATTCGCCGATACCGTTAATCAAGACAATGTAAGTGGAAGTAATAGTAATATTGAATCCATGACTAGCTCGACTACTTATCAGACAGGATCTAGCTCTAGCAACAGCACCACTAATAGCAGCACCTCCAATATTAAATCTGCTCCTATGAGTAGCTCCGCTCCTGGTTTGGGTTCTATGAATAATTGCGCACTTGCTTTATCTGCGGGAGTACAAAATTTTAGTATTGGGATTTCTGCTGGAAGACATATCATTGATAAAAACTGTGAACTAATTAATTTATCTAAAGCATTAAATGCTTACGGAATGAAAGTGGCAGCTATCTCACTTCTTTGTACTGATGAGCGAGTTTGGAAAGCTATGTTTTTTTCTAAAACATATTGTCCAGTAGAAGGATCTATAGGTAAAGATGCTTATAATTTAATTGTTAATAAATACGATTACAAAATGCCAACTTACGCAAAGTATGTTGAGCTTGAAAAAACAAAGAAAAACAAAATTACAATTAAAAAACTAAGAACAAATTCTTCTAATGAAAACATGGATTAGTTTTTTTTGCATATTTATATTAACTTATTTGTTAGCCAGTTGTTTTGCAAATAGTGTAGGTTTAAAAGCAGCAGAGGTAACTACCTCCAATATAGTTAATCAAACATTTACATCTAATGATAATTGGTCTGGCCAACTTTCCAATAATCATGGAACAGGTATAATTGCTGGAATTGGCGGCGGTCATGTTGAAAATACAAACGCATATAGTTTAAGTTCAGATCTTGGTTTAAGTGAAGCTTCAATACAAAATGGTTTTACTTCTACTCAATCTGGGGAAGCTTGGTTTTGGAATTCAAATAATCAAGATGTGGTTATGAAACAAATCATAACTGATAGTGCAGGCAATACTGTCAATCAAACAAAAACAGTTGTAGGATATTGCACCACTTACAATGGTTGCGGTTGGCAATCTTTAGGTAATAACATTTTTAATGTAGGCTTAAATTCCAATACAGATTACACCATTAAAAGTAGGTTTGAGTTTAACAGTACCGTAGCAGGCAATGCTTCTTATTCAGGAACTCACAACGCAGCAGATCTAAAACTTCCATCCTTAACAATTACTTACGACAATAATCCAACACCGATTGCAGTTCAAAACATTGTAGTAAATGATGCTCAAGAGTTAGTAAAAGATATTGCCAAAGAAATTGAAAAATTGGATTTGCCTATATCTACCGAACCCAAAATAGAAATAGCAACTATTCAACCAATTAAAGTTAAACAAGAAATTAAGATAGAAGCTCCAATTGTAGAGGTTGTTCAAGAAATTAAAATAAAGCCAGTAGTTGTTGCAGCAGTAATTGTAGAAGAAAAAAAAGAAGCACCTGTAGCAATAGTTAATCCAATGCTAGAACCCGTGTTAGAAGAGAAAAAAGAAAAGCCTGTTGAGATAGCAGCAGCTATTATTGAAGAAACCAAACAAGAAATTAAAGAAGAAATTAAGGAAGAAAAGAAAGATGTTATACAAGAAGAAAAATCCAATCAAAAAACCGACAAAACTAAAGTTGCCACCAAAAAAGAAAAAGTATTAGAAACTAAAACCAAGACAGAAATTAAAGCAACTATTCTAGCCAAAGCCTTAGATAAGGTAGATACCCAGGTTAAAGATATTACTAAAAATTTAGAAACTAAATCTATTTTAAAAGTAGCTGCTATTCAAAACACAAATTTGTCTTTGGATGGCTATAAACAAACAATATTTTACAAACCTAAAAATATTTATACGGGTCAAATTTTTAAAGATAACCGTTTAATTTATAACAACGTGAGCCTTACTACTTACGTTAACAAAGATCCGATTAATATTAAAAATCAAATACTACAAAACATAAATATACAGAAACAAAGATTACTAATTGAAATAAGGGAGTTAAAAAATGGATAAATTAAAAGACAATATTGGTGTGATAATGGTCATACTTGGACTAATTGGTTCTACGGGAACTTTTTATTCAAAGTTTGCTAAAATGGAAGCTACTATTGAACAGCTTTCAAATACTAAAGAAATTAACCTAAAACCTATTGAGCGCAAAACAAATAAAAACAAAACTGATATTGCTATTGCCAATAAAGAGATTGAGTTGTTAAAATTACAAATTAAAGAATTTCGAGCAGCTAATTCTAATCCATTAAGATAAGCTGGTCGGGGTGCTCAGATTTGAACTGAGGATCTCCTGCTCCCAAAGCAGGCGCGGTACCAGGCTTCGCTACACCCCGAAGTGGATAGCTTTTATTGGGTTAAAAAGAATAGTCAATCAAAGAGTTATCAAAGAGTAAATGATGTCTCACAATGAAACCACCCGCTAAAAACAACCCTTATTTATTAGCCTATTTGGTTAATTATATTTGTCTAAAACAGGTTGTAAGTGTTATATATCAAGGGTAATTTACAAAATAGGCACTAAGTTCGAATGCTTTTGCTTAGTTATATTTTTCAACATTTTTAAACGATCAAAGAGTAAATCAAAGAGTGAACGTATGAAAAAACTTGTTTTAAATTCTAAAGAAATAAAATTAATAAAAGAACTTTTAGACTTAGCAATTGATACTCGCACACCCGTAGAATCCGATGACACACCTTTTGCTTCAATGACAAATTTATTAAAAAAGTTGGAGGAGTTCCAAGGGGATAATTAAACCCCCTGGTTTTATTTTTTAAGCGTATTTTTTTTCTTCTATTTCAACTTCAGAAATAGATGGTTCTTTATAAGTAACTTTATGAGCTAATTCTTGCTCTAACTTAGGCATTAAAGGCTCATAGTAGGCCTGTAATTTGCGTTCTTCGGCTATATTATGCTCAATTTGCTTAAATTGGCTTTCTACCTTCCTGCGCTTATCAGAGGGTATTTGTTCAAGTAATTCGGCAGGATTTGAGCCAAATAAGACGTTAATATCCCAGTTGTTTTGCTTTGCTAGTGAAAATAACTTATCCGATGAAACGCCATTGAGGCACTTTTCGTACTTTTGGATTTGTTGAAACGAGACACTAATCCCTTTTCCAATTTCCCTTTGAGTTTTTTCACTTAACAGTCTTAGCATAAACAAAACTTTTGCTATGCGTTCTTTTTCTTGTAGTGCTTGCATAATTATCCTTCTATTTTCATTAGATTGTTAATTGCAGCTCTTCTTTTTGGTTCATTAGCATTCAGGTCTCTTTGATAAAATTTACCAAAAGTTTTTAAATTCGACCAGCCGTACCTATCTTTGAACTGCTTATCGGTAAAAATCTTATGGTCTTTAAACAACGATGCGCTGAATTTTCTAAAAGGGGATATTCCATTTTTCCATTCAATCCCTAAAATTTTTCTAGCTCTTTCTTTAATTTTTTTAACAGCTCTGGAGTGCGTAAAATCAAACAGCATAGTAAACGTAGCAGTGGTTCCTTTAAGATCTCCAAAAGCATAAGTTCCTTTAACTTTTTTGGGAAAAATTTGAGACTTCATGTGCAGCTGTAATAACTCTGCCAACTCATCTGTAATTTCGATAACTCTGTTACTTGAAAGTGTTTTAACAACCCCTGGTCTAAATTCATTTGCGTTAGAACACATACTATGTTGAACGTGAATTTTAAAATCTTCAAATCTTACACAGTCATACGTCAAACCTAGCAGCTCATTTAATCGCATCCCCGTTTCAGCTGCCAATTTCCAAAAAGCTTTACATTTAAGATCTGTTTCATTTTTAATTAAATTCAAAACATCTTTATTAGTAGGCATCCAAGCTATTTTTTCCACGTAATCTTTAAAAAAATTTTTACTAAATTTATGTTCTGTAATGCTGTAGTCAATTTTCCAATTGTGGCTTTTACAAAATTGTACAAATTTCTTAAATTCATCCACCACGTTTTTTACAGACTTTCTACCCAAAGTTTTTTCAGATCTAATTTTATATGATTGACCGTTTTTGGTTCTATGCATAACCCATTTGCTACTCAAAATAGCAGGAATTAATTTTTCTTTAAAATCAGAATATAAATATTCATGCAAATATGTTTTATTAATATATGGCTGCGCGTGATTTTTAATGTAACCTATTTGAGCTTCAGAACATTCTGGATTAGTTGTAGTGTCTTGTTCCAGTGAAATAAAATAATCATTAAAAGCTTTTTCAAAAGTAATATTTTGGTCAATGATATTTATAAAATCTTCGCCTTGCAGTTTTTTTCTGTATGCTTCTGCTAATCTTTTTTCGTTAATTTGATAAACAGCTTTATTCTTTTTTTTAGTTTTACCATTTTCAAGATACACAACTTGAACTACCCATTTGTAACCACTAGCTTTTTTTTCTTTAACAACTTGAAATTTCATTTATTCCCATCCTTGTTTATCTAAAATCTGTTTATCGGTTAAAGCAAATTCCTCCGTGCATTTGATACAAATAAAAAATGGATTTGTTTCATTATAAATTATTTGGTTCAAATTTAGTTTTGGTGTTTCAAAATTAAAATTACCCTTATCATCTTGAATAAATGCAGTTTCATATCTTTCAGCAATTCCGTCTGGATAATGTTTAATTTTTTTTGAATTACAATTTGGACACTTAATCATTACAGGTATTCTAGTTACCAAATTGGCATATGTCAATACCAACATGGATTAAAATAATTTGTATAAAAAGGCTAAATTTAGGCAAAAAGGGGGTCTCTGCAATTAAGCAGATTCAACCAGGAATAAGCAAATTTAGTATTCTAGCTTGCTTATTTGGTCTTGCAGAGTGATTATGTCAATCAATTTTGAATGACAAGCTTTCGAGATCTCTGCAATCTCAGGCGGGTACATACCACCGTTTAGTTTTTTAAGTCTCGTTATTTTCGTGCTTAGAGACTTTCTTTGTTTCTCCGCTGCTTTTACTTGCGACTGGAGATCCTGCCAATGATTCATCATCATAGCTTTCCTGTTTTACCCTGGCAAAATTTAAGCGTACTCTATCAGAGTACACTTTATAGACAGCAGCTGGGCCAGGGGATATTTGTTTAGCAGCTGCCTCCACTGTTTTGAAACTTTGCGTTATTTCAAAATCGCAAATTCCAAACCAAGTTTTAAAAATTTTCTTACTCATATATGCTTCATAAAATCATAACTTTCTTTTAAGTCATCGTATTTTTTTTGTAATGTTTTGTGATTTTCTAAAAGAGTATTATAAGAATGAATAGCTTCTATGAGATAACGAACTAAATCTATACCTTCCTCCAACGCTTCTTGCAACCAATATTTAGCATTTGTAGGATCGGCTTTTTGCTTATCTCGCATGGTAACTTTAAACCGTTCCAAACCTTCTTTGTCTCTGCTTAAAATTCTTGAAATAAGTTCGTTAGTATTGGGATCTGGACTAAATTGTGTCATTTTATTAAAACTAAACTTCTTGCTTTGCCAGGTATTCTTTTTACATACCCTCGTTCTTCTAAATTTTTTATGTAAGCGTTAACAGAACTTTTAGATTGTAAACCTACCGCCTCCTTAATCTCGTTGTAAGAAGGCGATATAATTTGTTTTGCAATATAGTTTTTTATGAAATTGTAACATTCCAATTGTTTTAAAGTTAAACCATATTGCTGCATAAGTATTAAAAGGGTATTTCTTCATCAACAGGCATAGATGGGATGTTGATAGCACCACCTGTGTTGCTGGTTTTTTTAATAGTTATTTTAAGTGATTTATCTTCCTGGATATAAGCAGAAGCTTCACACCATACACCATCAATAGTAAAATTCTTTCGATAATGCTTGCCAGTTTTGACGTTCACTTTTTCAGAATCCGATAAAACTAAATCAGGTCTATTTTTAGTTGCTTCGTCTCCTGGTATTTTGTCTGCGTTTCTTTTCAAACCAAATGTACACATCCAGTTTGGGTCTTTTGGTTTGTTACTTTTAAAATCAGCCATATAATTATCCTCCTATGAATTGCTGGTTTCTATCTAAAAAGGCTTTTTTAATTTGTTCAAACCTTTTTAAATTCTGTTTTTGTAATTGAATTAAATAGTTTTTATTTTTACTTTTTAATTCATCCAAATTTGCTTGATGGCTACACACTTTGATTTTTTGTAATATAATATCTCCATGCTCTAAACTGATACCTTCGTTTTCATTTACCGTAGTTTTTTTTGTTGAAAGTTCTTGGTCTGAATAGACGGTTCCATGTATTCCTAATGCTTTTAAAATAACTCTATCGACAGCTCTTTTTTCTGCCACTGCTACAGGGTAGGGGAAATCATTATTGTCTGGGGAAACTTCTCCAAAAGAAAAATAACTTTTAGCATTATAATTTGCAATCGCTTTTACTACAGCACAATTTTTTTCTAAGTTGCAATGGATTAAATCTATATTGGTTTCAACATTGTAAAGGGTTGCTAATTTTTCTAATTCTAAATGTTTAATAGCATACTTGCCTTTACCAATTTCCCACATACCACCATTAGCTTTTAATTTTTCTAAATAATTTTCAATAGCATTAAGATTAATTACGTTAGTCATTTATGATAGGGTGCCAGGGGTTAATGCAAGGAAAGAGTTACTGCATAATCCAAAACCTTGCTCATACATTACTGCATAAGTTCCCTGGCTAAATTTAGCAAAGAACATAACGATTATAATTATTAAAATAATCTTCAACAAGGTAGAGGTACTTACCTTTGTTTTTTTCTTCGCTAAATATTTTTTTTTCAACAGCAATGGCTGCATATCTAAAACGCTGCGATCTTCTTTTAAAAATCTCATGTTAATCCCCATAGTTTCATTGCAATTTCTTTATGCTCTCCCATGCCTTGCCAAAAAAAATGCTTAAAGTTAGGAACTACGTCTTGATACCAAGTATCTTTTCCTTGATGGTTATTGAGTAAACGCTCTCTTCTTTGCGCTACTAAAGTTAATCTATGTAAATGTTTTTTTAAATTTTCTGGTTTTAATTCTTCGCAATTTTCTGGTGTAAAAACTTTGTAATCTTCTTCGTGCATTACAAATAAATGAGGTTTCTTTTTTTCATTGTTTGCAAAATAATAAAAAGCTAATTGACTTAAATGATCTTCAAAACCCAAATAGTCTTCTTGTAATTTTGGGAGTGCATAATTACACGTTCCATCTTTTCTAGGTCTTCCACGTCTTCGCCATTTGGTTTTCATTTCTATTATGTTATTGGAATCCTCTATATCAATACGGCCAATTGTAGGAATAGTGCAGCCATCCAAATACATAGACACGCATCGTTCACACTCAACAGGGTTTGATAATTCTATTGATCTAATTCCTTTTTTTAAAGTCTCAAAAGCAATTGCTAAACCTTTTTTTATAACGGCATAATCTTCTGCGTCTTTTTCATTGACTGGTTCATATAGATTAAATTTATCTAAAACCTTTTCAAAAATTTTTCTTTCAGGGGGTAATTCTTTTTTAACTAATCCTTTGCCTACTTCGTTCATCCATAAAAAATTAGCAAATTTTGCAATAGCCATATCTCCTAAACAAACACCCGCAAACATTTTAGAATTGCCTGGCAGTTTTCTACGTTGTTCTTGCGTAAGGTATAAATATTTATAACCCCACATATCATCGCTAGAAGTTAGTTGGCTTGGCGACCAGTGATTTAATTTATAAGCTTCTACCCAGCTCGGTAGTTCTTTAATGCTTTCTAAAAAAGCGTCAGAATTATTATCTACTTTTCTTTCTGTTTCCATAAAACAAATAAAATACTTTATAGGAACAATTTAAACACAAACTACACATTATTGGCAAGTCAAATACCAAAGAGGTATCAATCTTAGACTTCATTGGCTACTTAGGGTTGTTTATTTATGAAAATATTCGGAAGGTAATTCAAAAGGAACTGAAGTTGTGTTTATTAAATATTTTTCTTTATACATTGCTTTTCTAGGAGCTGCTATTTCAAAATGATCGATAGGAATATTAATTGTATTATCAGAAATAGGTTTTAATAGTCTAGGGTGGATTAAATCCAAATTATCAGGATTTTTCGCGTTAGGTTGTATAATTGCAATACAAGGATCAAAGTAGTCTTTTTTATTTTTTTTCTTGGAAGTTACAAAACAACACTGGCCAATTGCATCTTCTGAAAAACCTAAAAAATTATGGTTACTTGCTCTTTCAAATAAATAAATATAGTTATGAAATTGTTTACTAGGAGCGTGCATAAGCACTGCAATTGTTTCTTCTGAATAAAACTCTCCAGGCACTTTTATTTCTTTGGAAAAAGATTTATCTTTTTTTAATAAACTATGAAGCAAATTAGAATTGTCTGTGTAATATTTTAAAAGAACAGATTGTTTTTTTTTCGGAGGAAATAATATATGTGCTGGGTCGCATTTTAAAATATTTGCAATTTCGATAGCATTGGCAGCTGATATATCCCTAGTACCGTTAACCCATCTAGTAATTGTAACTGGATTTTTTTTTAATTTTTTTGCTAATTCTTTTTGGCTTAATCCAAGTTCAGTTATTTTTTGTTTTAAATATGCCATTTGCAAAGTGGTATCAGTCGAATCGACAATTGTTAACTTTGGAACTTTGTTTACCATTTTGGCAAGGTATGTCTATATACAATCTAAGTCAATAGCTTAACTGTTTGGGTTTTTTTACTTAACCAAATTGTTAAGATATTAACAAAACAGTCTGTAATACAACTTGCCGATAAGGAAATATGCCATTATTCGGGCATTATGACACTAGAAAAATACAGAAAAGAAAAGAAACTAACCTATCAAAAACTTGCTGATTTAATTGGTATTAAGGGTGTTTCTACCGCTGGAACCGTTTTGCGATGGTGCAAGGGTCAAAGAGTTCCACGATCTAATTGGATGAAAATTATTAAAAAAATAACTAACGGCCAAGTTACGGCTGCAAGCTTTTATGAATAAAAAGAAAAAACCTACACCCAAAAAAAGAGAATTCGCTGGATATTATTGGGATGGAAAGAAATTGCACAAAATTTATGAAAAAGAAAAAGGTACCTGGTAAAATTTTTAACTATAAATTGGTTCAGGTTACCTGGATCGATGCTACTTCTAGTTCAGAGTGGATGTCTGAAAAAAAAGGCTGCAAATTAGAAGCAGCAACTTGCCATTCGATTGGGTACCTACTTTTTGAAAATAGTAAAAAATTAATTTTATTTGCTGATTACAATGAAGATGAAGATGGTCTCGACATAGGTAACGTAAACGTCATACCAAAAAGCTGGGTTACGGAAGTTACGGAGATTATCATTAAATGAAAACAGTTATTATTGTATTGTTTATTTCCATATTTGTTGTTTTAGTAGATATAGCTCATGCTCCCACTGCAAGTTTTTGCGATAAGCATTATGATCTTTTACGAGATATTTTAGAACCCCAAAGCTTTGCGAGGATTTGTGGCTAGAGGCATTTTTAATTCA